TACAAAGAGTTGGAGAGCCTGTATCATAAGAGGGAAGTATATGATAAGGATGAAATTGTTAAAGATAATAAGGACAGCTTGTTTTCAGAGGAGGAAGGATGATAGAATATACGGTAAAGGTGTATGATGATAGTACTAAGCAATGGTTTCTAAATGGTAAACTTCATAGAGTAGATGGGCCTGCTTTAGAATATCCCAATGGTGATAAGAAATGGTTCCTGAATGGTAAACTCCATAGAACAGATGGTCCTGCTATAGAATGCGCAAATGGTGATAAGTATTGGTACTTGAATGGTAAATTCCATAGAACAGATGGTCCTGCTATAGAATGTATTAATGGTGATAAGGAATGGTACCTGAATGGTAAATTTCATAGAACAGATGGTCCTGCTATAGAATGTATTAATGGTTGGAAGTATTGGTATCTTAATGATGTAGAATTAACCGAAGAGGAATTTAACAATAGGATCAAACTTAAAAATACCAAACTGATTAAGTGTTTAAAGCGACTATTGGAATGCTTGGAAGGGGAAGCATGATAGAAAAACCTGTAGAACAAACCATATTTATCAAAGAAGAGGATTACAATCTTTTCTGGGAAACGAAGATAGCAAAACTCGTAGAGGTTGTGTATAAATCTGACACTAATTTTATCAATGCTTATACATCTAACCCTAAAAAGGTAATGGGTAAACTGGTATTCAATATGAAAGTGGTTCCTATTGATTTGAAGGAAACATTACAAGCATTTTTAAAGGTGTTAGTAGAAGGACAACCTACACTACCAGATGGGGGAATGTTAGCATGAGAAAGAAAGAAGAAATAATGAATGGACTAAAAGAAATTGGTGGTAATGCTTTATATAGTGTTAGTGAAGCAAAATTGAGTGTAGAGGTGTGTAAACTTGAAGCTCTTTTAGATATAAGGAATATACTTAAACATTGGAAAGAGACAGGGAGTTATTTAGATGATTAAGAAACTAAAAGAATATGATTTGTTGTATTACACTGATGGTACCTCTCCTATATCTGATGAAGAATATGACTATCTAAAGGAACAGGCTAAAGAGGAATATCCAAACGACCCCTATTTTAAAACTGTGGGTTCACCTTCAAAGGATAAGATAAAGCTACCCTATGTATTAGGTAGTCTTAATAAGTTGAAACCTGATACCGTAGATGGGTGGATTGAAAAACATCCTGGTGAAATTTTAGCAAGTCAGAAATTAGATGGTGTAAGTATACTTGTTATATATAGAGATGGTGAAGTAGAATTTGCTTCTACTAGAGGTGATGGTGAATATGGTAGAGATATAACGGATAAGGCTAAAATATTTTGTGAGCCTATAGAAAATAAGAGTCTCATGGTAGTACGTGGAGAAGCATTGCTTGTAGGTGGTTCTCATTTGGACCTTGGATTTAAGACCGCAAGAAATGGTGTAGCCGGTATGCTTAATAGAGATGAATTAAATGATGTAGAATTGATTTTTCCATTTTTCTATGAACTGATTGAATATGCTGAATTAAAAACCTATACTGAGTATGAAAGATTTGTGCTTATTGAATCTTTGGGTTTAAGAACACCTGAATGGGTATTGATGGAAGAATTTGATATTAAAGAAGTAATGTCTATGATAAGCAGTAAAGGGGATTGGGATGTAGATGGTGTTGTATTAACCGTCAATAATTCAGAAAGGGAAGATGTAAAATACCCTAAAAATAAAATAGCGTTTAAGGTACAAGGGGAATCAGTCGAAACTAAAGTATTATCAGTAGAGTGGAATGTTGGTAGGACAGGAAGGATTATACCCGTTGTGATATTTGAAACCATAGAAATAGGTGGTGTCAAAATAAATAGGACTACAGGATTTAATGCCAAATTTATATTGGACAATAGTATTGTTTCTGGAGTTACTGTAAAAATAACGAGGAGTGGTGATGTAATTCCATATTTAACCTCCGTAGAGAACAATACATCTAAGAAGAAGGATGTACCTGATTATTGTCCATCTTGTGATACTAAAGTTGAATGGAAGGGTGTTGATATTGTTTGTACTAATAAAAACTGTCATTCAAGGACACTAAAAAGCGTAGAGTATTTTCTAAGAGCATTAGGTGCAGAGAATATAACAAGTATAACATTAGAGAAGCTTGGTGTCCATTATATTGAAGAAGTATATGACCTTAATGAATTTGAAATATCGGAAATAGATGGTTTCGGTATAAGAAGTGGTGAAATGATAGTAGATGAAATAACTAAGACCCTTACTACTACACAAGAAAAATTATTACAATCATTCGCTATACCAGGTGTGGGTAGAAGGATGTCAAAAACTTTATTAGGATGCTTTGGTACTATTGAAAATATATTTGAATCTGGGATAGATGAACTAACAGAATGTGAGAGTGTAGGTCCTAAGATAGCAGGAAATATTGTAATGAACATTTATAGGTGTGAAAACTTGTATAAATACCTTACAGAACAAATTGGTATGAAGTTTGAGAAAGAAGGAGATAATAATATGTTACTGAAAGGACAACAATTTGCTTTAACTGGTAAAGGTGATATAGGTAGAAAGGAAATTATATCACTCATAGAAGATCAAGGCGGAACAGTAAAAGGTATGAGTAAAACAACCAACTACCTTGTTACTAATGATGTAGATTCTCAATCAGGTAAGACAAAAAAGGCAAGAGAATATGGTACACAAATAATTAGTTATGATGATTTAATGGGAATATTATGAAATTTACAGACCGGTTAAGATATAGGGATATAAATGATTATAAGATTTCAGAAAGGAAGATTCTTATAGATAATGAGAAGCATTGGTTTGCTCTTGAATCTATAGATGATAGGTTATGGTATAAAGATGGTATTATCCAGGAATATTATTCATTAAATGGAGAATTGTTAAAGGAAGGCATATCACCACATCAAATGAGTTTAGATAAGTTCAAAGGTGGTATAATAGTATTTTCAACAGATGTAAATGCTGTAGATAAAAAATAAGGAGAGTAAACATGGGTCTTTGTCAACGTTGCCGCACGATACTGCCGCCAACTATGATGTTTGTGACAGAAAAGGGTGAGCAGATATGTGCATTTTGTAAGACAGGAAAGGCAGTAATAACGCTGGAGGATGATAACGGTAATTTTAAGAAGTTTACTAAGCAAGAGGCTTCGGGTAAGTATAAAGAGTTTGCGGACAATGTTATGAAAAAACCTGAACTCAAAAAGCTATTGGTGCAGGATGATAAGAGAATTATAACATGAAAATTTTAGATGAAACTACTAAATATTTAAGAGTCACCAATGGAGATGAAGATTATAGTAGCTATATGATAACGAATGGTACCACAGCAAAACAGCGTTTATCAATAGAACAGGGTGGATCTGTATATGGAGTTTTAACAAGGGAAGATAAAGAACAATTAGATAGAATAGAGTCTATGTTAGAAGAATTAATGAAATGGGGGGTTGAAAATGAGCAATATAATACTTTTAAATGCAGATTATAGCTACCTTGGTTCAATTGGATGGCAGAAAGCTGTTTGCTTAATGGTTAAAGGTAAAACAGAAGTATTAAAGTACTCTGAGAGAATCATTAAGAACTTCGATGGAAGTGTGGTAATGAGGATTCCGTTAGTTTTGAAATTAGTAAAATTCATTAGAACCCTTTTCAAGACTAAAGTGCCGTTTTCCAAGCGCAATGTTTTAGTAAGGGATGGTTTCAAATGCGTATACTGTGGTAAGGAATCTAAGAAATTGACCATTGACCATGTTATCCCTAAATCTAAAGGTGGTAAGTCAACTTTTGAAAATTGTGTTGCCTCATGTAAGCAATGCAACCTGAAGAAAGGTCATAAATCATGCATAGAAGCTAAAATGTTCCCTCATGTAAAGATCTATCAGCCAACCATTTCAGAGTTTTTGAATTTGAAATTGAAGAAACTTGGAATTAATGAAACACTAAAGGAATTGGGGGTATTTTAATATGTTGGTTAAAGATTTAAGACGTTTACTTGCACCATTGGATGATGATGTATTGGTTGTATTACCTTTAGATAGTGAAGGTAATGGTTATTCTCCATTGGCTGGTTTTTCGAAGCAAACTTATGTACCAGATTCACAATATTCAGGTGAAATTTATATGCCTGAACTTACAGAAGAAGATGTATATGCCGGTGATGATGGTGTAAATGCTATCGTCCTATGGCCAGGTAATTAAAGGAGGAACGAAATTAATTAAATATGTCAGTAAAGAAAAAGTTGTTACCAATAAAAACACCGTCTCGCATAGGCTTCCTTAGCTTCTTAGGCGACCTCGGAGGTTGCGGAATTCTTAGGACCGTGACCCCCTATCTCCTTCTCAATTATCTAAAGATACCTAAAATATCAGTTCATACATCTTACTTTTCTCAATACATAGGGGATACTAACTTCTATAAAAACTTCTCCTTTATACAATTTCAACGTTCCGCAACTGAAGCACACCTTAACATTCATAGAAAATTCCGTCAATTAATCCAACCTAAACATAAAATACCATTAATATATGAAATTGATGATCTGCTTATGGACATACCTAAGTGGAATTTCGCCCATACATATTATAGGGATAATGTTCATCATATAGAAGCCATGATGAGAGAATCTGATGGTATAGTTGTCTCTACTCACCCATTAAGAAAAATTTACTCCAAATATAATAAGAATATCAAAGTTATACCTAATCATCTTGCTAAATTCATATGGGGTGATATCAAACCTAAGCATGAAAGGTATGAAGAAAGTAATAAGATAAGGATATTATGGGCTGGGAGTCAGAACCATTTCAAACATCCTTCAATGAAAAGTTCTTCCGATGGTGGGGATTTAGGTAACGAACTTATGGATTTCATCAAAAGGACAACTGATGTATATGAATGGGTGTTTATGGGAGCATTACCTATGGAGTTAGAAGATGTTAAAGGTAAGATAGAATTTCATGACTGGCAGAACACATTTGAGTATCCTAATTATTTGAAGAGTTTGAATGCTGATATAGGAATAGCACCATTACAAAAAGGGGAGTTTAATGATAGCAAGAGTAATATCAAGGCCTTGGAATTTACTGCTTCTGGAATACCTGGTATATATAGCAATGTTGCACCATACAATCTAATGAAAATGAAGTGTGATACAGAAGAATATATGATAGACCGTATAGAAGCATTAGCCAAAGATGTAGAATTGAGAGAAAGAATTTGGAATGATGATTATAAAACACTAAAGGGTCAATTATGGTGGGAAGAAAACGATAACTTGAGGAAATATGTTAGCACCTATTTGAGTTTTATGGGACGAAGACTTCCATAGTTTACAAATAATTAGAATAGTTGTATAATAAAAAGTAAAAGAGGAGGAAAGTGTGATGGATTGTGAAAAAACTGAAGAAAAACAAGGGCAAATTTTTAATTATATGGGCAGATTGGAAAATTTAATAAAGGAATCTGCTAATACACAAGCAAGTCTATCAAATAGACTTGTTACAATTATTGGTCCCGAATCACCAGAAACAGAAGCAGAAGAAGGTAAAAGTGAAATTGAAACTGAATTGGCACCATTAGCTAATAAGTTACGAGCATATTGTAATGCAATGGTGTCAATTAACAGTGATTATGGAAATTTATTGGCAAGGATACAGTTATAAAGAGGAACCAATGCTTATAAAAACGGACGAAGAGTTAATGGAAATATTTGAGGATTTAAGAAATGGGGTAAAAGAAGGAACACTTACTTTCAAAAGAATAGGAATGTCTTTTGAAGAATTGTATGAAGAAATGGTGGAAGAAAGACAAAAAAATGTACGAAACACTTGATATATATATAGCTTTCAGGAGAGCACAAGCAGAATTTAACAATAGAGGATACAGGATTCCTAAAGATTTTGACAAGCACCTTAAAACAAAGATGTCCAAGAAGAATAGGGAGGCATTAGAATTAGCCACGAAATACTTCAATACTAAATGGACCAACATAAATCCTGATAAATTTTTTGATTGTGGGTTTGAATTGTATAAGAGCTTCACATACTTACAATTTTTTGAACCAAAGGTGTTGAATATATATAAGGTAAGGGATAAAAACCATAAAAGGGAGATGGAAATTGACAAAGGAGAGTTGAAAAAATCCATTGCTTGGGTTAAACATTGGATATCAAAATATAATGGTGAAAAGCTAAAGGGTGTAAGGGATTATTGTAGACTTAGAGATAAAAACTTTAGTGTTCCTGTACAGCACTATTTACACAATAAAATTGACAAATATTTCTTGGTTCATTTAATCAGTAAAGGAGTATTAAAACTCACAGACGAGGATAGAGCATTGATACCTTATATAGTAGAACAATATAGAGAATGTTTGGTGAAATTAGAGGAAATGAAAGGTGTTTAATACATTAACTAATTCAAGTTTTTCTACTTGGTCGGGTTTTGTTGTTTTTGTGGTAGAAGATGGCAAACATTTTTTGTAATTGCAGGAGAAAAAACTGTGATAAAGTACTATGTCAATCAAGAGGAAATGCTACCGTTTTCTGAAACAAAATGTCCTGTTTGTAATGGTACACTTGTTGATTATAAATCTTTAGAATTAGTGGAATTAATAGTAAGATGAGTTGGGTATGGTATGAAAAAAACTTAGGTAATGGTTACATATTTGGTTGTTGGTCTAAAAAACCTATTACTATAGTATGTAATGATGATTCAATAGTATTAGAAAATAAAGACCTTGAAATTGAAGATATATCTGATGCATGTATAATTTTAGACCAAAAAAATGCCGATTTAAGAGATAAAAAGGTAATGTTTGGTGCGCATTTATTTTCTTATGATGATTCAATAGGTGCATGTTTATTAGCTGAAATTAAAGATATAATAGAGGATATTAGGTGATATGTTTTGAAACAGAAGAAGAAAAAAGAGGATGAAGTAAAGGTTATACCTAATGATAGTATGCACCCACCAGAAAGAATGATAGATGATGAAATAAAAAAGCTATTAGTCAAACGATTGAAGTTAGATCCTAATGCTGTTGTTGGTATAATGTATCGTGCCTCTGTAGTATTTGGAAATGATGAAAAGGAAACTTTAATAGAATATTTTCATCCTGACTTATGGTATGATTTATGTGTACAATATGAGGAAGTGTTACCGGGATTTAATGGTGGAAAATGTGAATGGTACGAAATGAAAAGGGAGGATAAATGATATGAGTGGATTTGATGATTTAGTAAGTGATATGGAAGAGGAAGGAAAGGTTAAACTTAATGATAGTAGACCAGTAAATCATATAGCATTTGTGATGGATCATAGTGGTTCAATGTGTGATCTCGCAGAACAATCAAGAACAAATTTCAATGAACAGTTAGAACAGATAAAAAAGGATTCTGACGAGCAATCAAACTATGTTACTATTATTGAGTTTGATAGTAAGGTAAAGGAAGTTTGTAGAGGTAAAGATATCAATGCTATAGAACCTCTTAAAACTTATTGGCTTGGAGGAATGACGGCACTTTACGATGCTATAATGTATGCCGTAAGCTGTATAGAGAATGATATGCCTAAAGAAGGTAATCATGCTGCATTAGTTACTATTATTACTGATGGATTTGAAAATGCTTCTGTGGAAAACAAATGGGACGAAGGTAGATTGAGAATAAAGGAACGAATAGAAAGGTTACAAAAGACTGATAATTGGACCTTTGTGTTTATGGGTGCTAACCAAGATGTATTAGAAACTGCGGTGGATGGTCTTGGTGTAAATAGGCTCAATACTATATCTTTTGATGCTTCTAATAAAGGAGTAAGGGATTCCGGTGCTACATATAAAATGTCCTATGAAAATTACTCCTCCAGTAGACTGAAAGGTGCCACAAATACCACAAATTTCTTTAACAATGATACTAAGGATGATACTGTAAAAACAAGCGCTACAAGTGAAAGTGGTGGGGGAACAAGCGAAAGAGGTACAGCTAATGACAACTAATATACGAGGCAATCCGTTATGGAAAATGGATGGAAGTAGAAAATATAAATGTGGATGTATAGCAATTCGTGATAAAGCTGTATGCCCTATACATATGGAACCATTAAGAGAACAAATGATATATGGTAACGATACAGTGGGAACCCTTAACGAAAAAGATAAATATAAGGAACAAAATTTAAATGAATAGTTTACAATTTACACTAACTCCTATATAATATACTAAAGGAGGTAAAATATGAACGTATTAAACATAAGAGATAAAGATGATGGAAGTTGTGAATTAGATTGCGAATTCGCAGATGAAGAAGTAAAATTATTGTTAAATTACGCAGTCGTAAACATAATAAGAGAATATGTAGAAAAGGAGGGTGTAAAGCATGAGTAAATGGATAAATGGTGACTTGTTTGACAAATTCCAGGAGCAGAAAAAGAATGAGAAAGACAAACCAGCAGGTGGTGGTGGATTGAGAAGGTCAGAATTAGCATGGAAGAATCCTGATAAGGGAACTGTTGATAAAGCTAAGGTTTATGTAGGTAGATTTTTACCAGATCCTAAAGGTCAATTCTATAAGAAGTATCATTATCATATGTTTAAGATAGGGGATCAATGGTCATTTTTCCTTTGTCCTAAAACCTTTCATTTTGATAACTATTGTCCTTGGTGTTCTGTAAGTAGTAAACTTTATACTGGAACCAAAGCTGATAAAGCTATGGCTTATGATTTTAAAAGAAAGGAAAAGTTTGTTGGCAATTGGTTTGTAGTTGATGATCCAAGAGATGCTGAAGCTGAAAGTGAAGAAGATAAAGTTACTGAAACTGTTAGAGCATATGAATTTCCTGGTAAGATTGAAAAGAAGGTCAAGGAACAAGTCACAGATGTAAAGAATGGATTAGGTCCTCTAATCTTTGATCCTGGTAAAGATGGATTTGATTTCTTTTTGAAAGTAACATCAACCATAAAGGATAAAAGAGGTAAGGTATGGCCTGATTATGGTCTTAGTGAATTTGGAAGAAAGCCTCATGCCATAGCTGATAGTGATAAGAAAATTGAAGAAGTTATGAAGACAACTATTGACCTTGATGAATATCTTGAAGGTATGGAAAGGGATGAGGAAGATGTTATAGAGTCTTTGAAATCACTTATGTTGTGGGACCTTGTAAGTTCTGAATGGAAAAAGGCAAAAGGTATGGAGAAAGAGATTGCACAGGATGATATACCCGATTTCAAAAACGAGGAGGGACCTAATAAAGAAGACGAACCTGTAGTAGAAAAAGGAGAAGAAGATCCCCCACCATTTGAGCCTGATAATGAAGAAGAAGATCAATCCAACGAAGAACTTTTGAAAGAACTTGATAATTTGTAAGCCATGAAAGTAGAATGGATGGCTGACGAAAATACTTAAAGAGAGGAAACATCATGGACAAAATTGAGATATTTAATAAGCAGTTTAAGGCGGACTTACAGGTTTTACTAAATTCACATTGCATTGAAAATGAGTGTGATGTGCCTGACTTTCTACTAGCTGAGATGATTATCAATTTTATCCAAGCAGTAGGAGAACCAATTAAGAAAACCTTGGATTGGCATGGCTGTGATTCTGTTTGCCATCCAAGGTATAATTCTGTTAAGACGGAATTATGTCAACCGACTGTGGATATGCTTAATCCAGATAATCCTCCGAAAGGTGGTAGTGGTGTGCCTAAAATGAGGCCATTACCCGATAATTTGTTTGAATTGGAATGAAAGTAGAATGGATGGCTGACAAACAACTTGTCAAATTTATATCTGAAAGTGATCTAGAAAAGAAAATCTTAGAGAGGTGTAGTGAAAGGTTGTATAGTGTTTTAGAAAAGCACCTCTATGAATATATAAGTTCCGCAAGATTGTATGATATAGAAAGTGAGGTCAATACTATTATAGAGGTGGAATCATTAACAGAATTACCCGATGATTTGTTTGAATTGAATTAAAATAATTTGTTATATTTTTACCCCAGTATATAAATAGATATGTACTGGGGTTTTTTTATGTTTACATATAAGTAAAAATGAGTTATAATTAAGGAGGCGTGGCAATGTGAGGTTTAAAGACTGGTTAATAAATGAAGCACCTATTGCAGCCAAGGGTTGGACGGATAAAAGCATTTCAAAATTTGAGAAGACTATCGGTAAGAAAGCTGATGAGGAAGGTTTTTTTTCTGCCTGTGTCAAACGAATGGAAGGTAAGATGGGTGAACAAGCACAAGGATTCTGCGCTGCCATAAAAGATAAAAAATATGGCAGCACACATTGGAGAGGAAAAGGCAAGACTAAAAAACAAGCAAAGAAGGATGTTAAAATGAATCCATATAAAGAAAAAGGAGGTAAGTAATTATGCCAAGAGGCGATGGAACAGGACCAGATGGCCAAGGTCCAAAAACGGGAAGAGGACTTGGAGATTGTTCAGATAATAATGAACAACCACAACAACCCAATTATAAACCTGGATTTTACTTCGGAGGACGAGGACAAGGACAAGGAAGGGGTAAAAGACAAGGAGGAAGATTTCGTAGATGGTTCAGTAGAGGAAATAAATAGATAATTATGGGTCTGAAATGGCTTCGATTGGTTGTTTGTTTGTTACAACTGCATTCGGTGAAAATTCTAATCAACACCTTAAAAGGTTTGGAAACTTAAAGTAATTGCAGATGATTATAATTACGAATATGCAATGGCCGCTTAAAGGCTTTGCCGTTTCTTCATATGTTTCCTGGACGTATGAAAGAGGCGTAGACTAAACAGGATACGTTATACATCTTTTCGTGTTAAACGGTGTATAACAAAGGCATTGTAACACGGTCAATGAACAGTTTATAAAGTTTGGGTTCATTGATTTACACAAACTTTATGATGAATGTAACTCAGTTAGTAATGGATACAGTCAAGACCTCGGTTCGACTCCGAGCAGATCCACCATAAAAGGAAAGTATGAGATTTCAAGAAAGGATGTGTTGTATATGAGGAATTGGAATGATTTTTATGGATGTAAAGAACTCAGTATGGATGAAAATATTAGTTTTCTTTTGTATTTAGAGAACTGTAATAGAATTGAAACGAAAGAAGGAAAATTTCTTCATTATCAATATTTGAGATACCTATTGAAAAGACAGGGTTGTTTAGTAAAGAATTACTTACCACCTGAATATGGTTCCTTTTATTATTATACAATTAGTAATCTTCAAATTGAAATTGATAAAATTAAAAAATCACATGGTTGGGGCCGTATGCTTATACCTACGTATAAAAGGTATATAGGTATTATAAACAATATATATACAGAGGAATGGTATAGTACAACAAAGATTACAGATGCTTATAATAGTATCGAACCATTAAAATATTCAAAGTTTTCAGATGTAATAGAATCAGCGGTCGATAACTATTATAATATGTTGTTAATCAATTATGAAATTATCAATAAACGATTTGATGATGTATATATAAAGAAGAATGGTAAGGTAAAATATTTATCTGTGAAGGAACTTTTTTCTGGATGGTATAACAATAAGTATAGGATAGATAATACATACTTATACCAAATGGAAGTAAAATCTCTTTTAATGAATTTTAAATGGGTGGGTTATAGTAATTATTATAGAAAAATTACTAAGGGTATTTCAAAAATATATAATATGGAATGGTTAAATATATGAGATTTCAAGAATATATGAAAGAAACCACTAAATTTGCTAAGGCTATGCAATATTTTAATGGTTTAAAGGATTTTGGTGTTGGAATGGGTATTTTTACAACTATGAACCCATCAGCTAAAGAAGTAGGTCAGGAAAAAAATAAAAAATTATATAAAGACTTATTATCACTACTAAAATCAAAGGGTAAAAAATATATTAAACAAATAGGACAATATGATGTGAGTGAAAAATCCGTTATTGTTATTAATATATCTTTAAAGGAAATCCTTAATATTGCTAAATCTTCTCTATGGAAACAACAATCTGTTATATGGTTTTCTAAGAAAGATAATGAAAAAATTAAATCGGCATTGATAGGTAATGGTGGTATAATAAAATCTAAATCAATAGATAGTGGTAAAATTACACAAGAATTAACAAACTATTATAGTATAATTGGTAATAGGAAATACTCCATGAAATTTGAATCTGATAAGAGAATATTTTATAGAACTCAATTGGGTGATATGATTGAAGAAAAATGGTACAGTAATATTAAATCAACTGTACCTGGTAAAGATAAGAAGGTTGAAGTTTTTAAGAATCCAACCTCAAGAGATAAGAAGTCATTAGGTAACATAATAAGATTTACAGCCTATAACAAAACCAAGACTGTATATGCTTGGGTTTATGATCAAGCTCACCACCACGATGTTTCAAAAGCAGTTGGCATCAAACATAGATTTAATGATCCTGATTTACTTACAGGTGTAGCAACATGGAAAGGAGGTAAGTGGGTTTTTAGCTCTTCTGATTTCTTAAAAGATTTCAAAAAGATGGTTGGTTCCGAAGGAGAGTTTCTTAATGATTTACTAAATAATGATTGGTCGTGGGTAACCTCTTTTCTTGATTTAGAAACTACATTAGATAAACTGAGAGGATATCTGAAAGGTAAGTTATGAATTTCAAAGACTATATAACAGAAGCAACAATCAAGGGTGCCTTTTTTATTTCACCGAGAGGGGAACTTATAACTACAAAGGGAACCCACATAGATACGATTATTAAGTATCCTAAAAAGTTTGGACTGACCAAGGAATATATAGAAGGTGTTTATGATAAATATGACGAAAAAATCGGGCAAGAAGGTAGTGCTAGAAGAGTAATCATAAAAAAACTTATGAAAAGTGGGTGGATTCGTATAAGGAGATACCCTAATAAGTTTTGGTCAGTACAATTATCAAAACTAAATAATAAGACCAAAGATTACTTACATGATTGGGCGAATAGAATACTTAAAGGTACACAGGGATTCCGAGAGGATGATAAGTTTATGCCTGTAAAAATAGACACACTTTCAAAATTTTATACTTATCATGGAAAACTCACAGTAGATAAGATATCAAATGATGTTCTATATAATGAATCTGTTACACACAAAAGGGAAATGTTGATAGAAAAGAGGATAGAGGATTTATCAGAATCTTCATTGAGTAGGATATGGCAGTTTGTGGAAGAGGAGAAAAAGCCATTTGCCGTTATATCTGCTTATAAAGGAACTTATAGTAATAAAGAAAATGAAAAAAATCATGTTGAATTGAAAAAAATGGTAAGAGAAATTGGATATGGTTTTATTGAAATGAAAGGTGGATATAGAGAAGATGGGGGGTTTGTAAATGAAAAATTGTTATTTATAGCATCAATAACTAAAAAGGAAGCTGTTGAGTTAGGTAAATATTTTAAACAGGAAGGTATATTATATAAAGATAGTAAGGCTTTTGTAGAAATAGACCCTGTGAATAATAGTATAACATCAAAATTTTTAAAATCAACAAATAGTAATAATATTAGTTTAAATAAGAAAATTATAATGGACTTCTTTTCAAGACTATTAAAAGGTTCACACAAAAACAAGAAGTTTGTTTTTAATAAAATACGATTAGAAGAAAAAACACATGTATGGGCGTATGGGCGTATGGGTGGTAGAAAACCCGAATGGCTCAGGATAAATTGATATGAGTAGTAAATCTAAAGGTTCAGCCTGGGAGCGTGATGTCTGTAAGTTTTTGAGTGTATGGCTAACAGGAAAGGAGAAACCTTACCAGTATTGGAGAATGCCTGCATCCGGGGGATTGGCAACTATAAGTGAAGAAAATGCAGATCTTTCTGGTGATATAAGAGCATTAACACCGGAAGGTGAAGAAGCTTTAACACAATTTTATAGTGTGGAATGTAAAAATGGATACCCTCATACTTCCTTCTGGCAACACTTTAAAGGTATCAAAGGTTTCAATCTTGAATTGTTTTGGAGACAATGCATTGGTGATGCTAAGAAAGCTAATAAACTTCCTATGCTTATATATAGAAAGAAAGGTAACAACCCTATTATTGGTTTGGACCGTTATTGGAAAGGTTTAGATTTACCCAGCATACGATTAATATTCAAAAAGGAGAAGGGTTTACCACCTTTAGTTTTTTATAATATGAAGGAATTTTTTAATATAGTCACACCAAAGGAAATAATGGAGGGAACATAAAGATGAAAATTGATGAAAAAATTGATAAACACTTGAATGAAAAAATGGGTAAAGGTTTAACACACACACAATTAAAAGAAATTATAAGATATTCAAAACTTGCAATGGGTTTTGCTGAATCTATGAAAAGAAATTTAAAAGATTTAGAAAGTAATGATTTAAAAACCATCGGTAGATTAAAATTAAATTTAAAAAAGTGTTTAAATGATATTGGATTAGGATAATGTCTAAGATTAATGTCACACCAGGGGAATATGCTGATATAGTTGTTTGTTTTTTATTGGACAAAATGCTTCACCCGGATGAAGTTATACCATTGAATAAGGACTTCAACAAATATGCTGATAAACTAACCGGTAAAGGTATGAAGTCAGTATCATTGAACTACTATTTGAATCTGAATGCTAACTTGAGAGTATACTATAAACGTATAAAGAAGGTATTCGAATATGACCAGAACCAATCGGCAGTTATACAGATTTGGCCGTCAAAGAAGGATAAGGAAAAATCAGCTAAGAAAGATAATATATTGAAAAGGGCCATTAACAAATTACTAATGAAGGATGATATAACAGAAGAAGAAAGAGGAATACTAACGGAGGAATATAAAGATGAGGAGGAATAACAAGAATGGGTGAAATAAGTGGAGTAGATAATATAGATGTTCATCAAGCACAAGCACAAGCAGATGTAGCAATAACAGGGGAACCAGGTAAAGTAAAGACCAGTTTGGATGGTGTGTTTGCTGATGGTGAAAAGGGTGGATTGCCGGTATTTAATGTTGATAAACATTCTTTTTATCAAAATATGACGCATGGCCGTAAGAGGTTGCGTTTAAAGAGTGGTACAGCAGGACAAGCATTTATGAGCCAATCTAAAAACAACCAACCATTTTGGCTATCTTACGAAAATCCGGAAAATGGGGAAATGTGGACGAGGAAAGTCAGATAATGTTTGATGAATAGGATAATGTTTACAATTTACCATAAATAAGTTATAATACAGGTATCTAAAGAAAGGAGATATCTAAAATGTCTACAATATTGTTTGATTTTCATAATTTAGCGTTCCGAAATTATTTTTCAAAGGATGTTGGAATCACAACCCCACAACCAGATTTTCAACTATGGAAGTATATGATGATTAATTCTATATACGAATCATTATATAAAGTTGAAAATCCCACCGAAGTTATATTAGCAGTAGATGACAGAAAAAGTTGGCGATCCTTATATTTTTCAAGGTATAAGGAGTCTAGAAAGAAACAAAGAGATAAGCAATCGGATGTTGACTGGAACCAACTATTCAAAACCTTAAACGATTATTCTATCGAACTTAGGGAATACCTACCATTCAAAACAATACAATTATCAAGATCAGAAGCGGATGACGTTATAGCCGTCCTTTGTATGGATATTATAGAAAATGATAGATATATAATTTCCAATGATGAGGACTTCCTACAGTTATGCTCTGAAGGTGTGAAACTTTACAATCCTTCTAAACAAAAGTATGTAGACTGTGAGGATACTGAAAAGTTTATCATAAGCAAAAGTCTTTTAGGACAGAAAAAGGATGATATATTCAATGTTATAACTCCATCTGATTGGGGTCAAACAAAAGAAACTGAAGATAAGAGAAAGCCTGGTTATGGTCCAGCTGCTTTGAAAAAAACTATGATATATGGATGGGAAAAATGGTTAAAGGAAAATGGATGGGAGGAGAACTTTAAGAGGAATAGGGTTCTAATGGATTTCAATTATATACCAAATGTCATCAAAAATAGTATAAGGAAAGCATACGAGGAATATGTATTACCAGAACCAGAAAACATCTATAAGTTCTTTAAAATGAATAGATTCAGAAGTTTCTTGGATGACTTTACTAATGTGGAACGAAAACTAATGGAATTGTATTGAAACTAAAGGATATCCTAAGTGTTTAAAAAAAATGAATTAAGAGAATTGATGGATAAGGAAGTTGATATTGGAGCTAGAAGTATAGGTGCCAATACTGAAGACCCACCAAGTAAATTTTCTAAAGATAAGTTTGGTGTATGCTATGATTGTCAGCATTTAAAGGCAGCAATTACAGAATACGGAAAAATTCATGCCAGATGTTTTGAACTTGAAGTGTCTTTAAGCAGTTTAGATCCCATAATCCACTGCTCCAGCTATAAGAAAAGGGGTTCAATGACCTTATGGGAAATGAAGGATATTGCTGTTATTTTAGAACCCTTTAAAAAACAGGCTGGGTTTATAATAGAAGAGGATTAATAATGGGATATTATCATTATTGTTGGAATTGTGACGAAGGATTACCTAAACCCACCCCAAGAGAGGATTTATTAGATGGTGGTCAAAAATGTCCTTCTTGTGGAAAGCGTCAAGACCAACAAAAAATTATGGAAGAATGGATTGTAGGGCTTTATGAAAACATGGATGAATTGAAGAAGGAGGGGTTTAAGATATGAAATTTGCTAAAGATTACTTAAAAGAGGTATTGTATGATGATGTAGGGGAGATTATAGAAAATAAAATCATTGAAATAAGTAGATGGACAGTCAATTATAGGATGATTTTTAAAACTGAAGATGGGGGATTGTTTGAAACATTTTATGAAAGTGGTGCAACAGAAATGCAAGACCAACAACCATATGAATATGATGACGATGAGATAGAATGTTCAGAAGTAAAACCCGTTAAAACAGTAGTTACTATATACGAAAGGGTATAATTATGGGAAAAGTTAATATTATCAAGCCTAAAGGTATGTATGAATTGGAGAATTGTCCATTAGGTTATCTTTATCCTTTAGCGTGCCAGGTAAAGGGGTGTCCTTACTGGGATGGTTATGTGTTTTTAGATGCCTGTTATATAGGTAGAAAAAATTATGTAAGTGATCAATGGAGAAAGGTAATGATGACAGAAGTAAAGGTAGCTAACTATGTAAAATGTTCAGAAAAGGAGGGGGAATAAAATCATGGAACCTCGTTATATCATTATAGATCAAGCTAAAAGAGATAAATTTGAAAGAGAATGGCAATTACCCTATGGTTACAATGGTTGTCGTATATTTAGTAACTTAGATGAAGCTATAAATGGGTTTAAATTTATACCTTCAGAACTTATAGGCAATTCAAACTATATAATTGAAAAATATGAGAATGGTGTAAAGGAGGTAATGCCAATATGAGTATGTTTGAAAAGGAGGAAGTAGAAGAAATAAATAAGATACCCCAAACGGAAATGGCCCGTCTGTGGAGGTTTACTCCAGCGGGGCATCCATGGTTCGATTCAACTAAACCATTTTTTAAGATATTTGAGAAAAGATTTAATGAACTTGGAGGTTCTACACCGTCAATATCAAAATCTATAGGATGGGAGGAATGACATGAGTATATATTACAAGTTCTTTATATGTAAAAATTGTGGTGGTAAGCATTTCATAAAGATTAATCAATTTGGTGTAACCTTTCAAGAGGTCAATTTTTCTGATGAATTGATGTATGATGAGGTTGATATAGAAGAATATAGATGTATCGATTGTAACACTCTATACTCTTTAAGAGATATTAAAGAAGGCACTAAAGAAATTATCAGAAAATATAAATCTGATTACTGGGAGAAGGAAATAGGATGAAGGAATTTGAGGATGGACCAATTACTAAGGTGAGAATTATCGCAGCGAGAGATACTGCTGCATATCGTATAGAAAGGGAAAGGGAAAGAAATAGGATGAAGGAACACTATACAATTAAAAAGCTTGAAGAGTTACTGGAAATTTTAGAATCTTCTTGTATTGACGACCCTGAAGATATACTTAATGATTTGGTTATAAAAGGCCCTCTTTTAATTAAGGAAGTATTATCATATCGTTATAGAAATGATTTAATACAAAAGATTATTAAGGCCATTTTTGAAGATTTAGAAAAGGAGTTACAGAATTATAATGAATATGGGGTCGAATGGTTTAAATTTATATCAGAGAGAAGTTTAAATAAAATTTTAGATAAATGGGAGAAGGAGGTAGTATGAAAGCAGTATTTGTAGAAGAAAAAACGATAGATTCCACCTGGTATAGTTTATTGGAAAAAATAAATCAATTTGGAAATATAAATAAGATAGATTCAGGAAGTTATCAAGGTTCCAAAAGGCTTGAATTTAATTATGTTTCCGGTGTTATACAATATCCAACTACAAGACCTTTATCACCTATTTTACCTGAAGGTATACCACCTGTAACTACTGATGTTGACATTGAGAATTACTTCGTCAATTATCTTATGGATGGTAGTCTTTCCCTTGGAGAGCATTATAAATACGCAACATGGATTACAGGTGGTGGTTATAAGGTACCATCTTTGAGGATGGTTAATGAAGAAGGTGAAAGAGGAGATGGACAGTGGGTCGTAGTTCCTAATCAAATTCAATGGTGTATCGATCACTATAAAGAGAAAGGATTTGGTAATAATCATTGCTATATTCAGGTGGGTTATCCTGAGAGCAACATGGCATATGATATACCTTACAAGGAGGAGACAGAACGAGGAACAAGTCCGTGCTTACGTGGAATTGATACACATATTGTTAAAGATAAAGATGAATACTATCTTAATTTTCATATCTATTTCCGTTCCTGGGACCTATGGGGAGCTTTCCCTGTTAATATAGGAGGAATTGTAATGCTACAAGAATATATGGCTAATGAATTAGGAGTAAAAGTGGGTATATTAGCCTTTTCCTCATTAAAATTGCATTGCTATGATTTTCAGTTAGATGTAGTTCGTGATCGCTTAGGAAAATAAATTATGAAGAAATTGACATATGATTATGTAAAGGGGCAAATAGAGAAAGAAGGGTATAAATTATTAAGTAAATCATATATTGATTCACATAATAAAATAAAATTAAAATGTCCAAAAAGTCATAAATACAAGGTTAGTTGGAATGATTTCCAACAAGGGGTTAGATGTCCTATTTGTAAAGGTATAAATGCCTCCAATAGGTCAAAATTAGGTCTTTTATATATTAAAGAGGAAGTTAAAAGAATGACCAAAGGACAATATGAATGCCTTTCCTTAAATTATATAAATAATGTTACAAAATTGGAATTTAAATGTTTTAAAGGTCATATATTTAATATGATATGGAATAGTTTTCAGCAAGGACAAAGATGCCCTATTTGTTATAACGAATCTGATGAAAGGTTAGAATCATTAAGAAAAGGTAGGAAAACAATTCTTAAAAATGCAAAATTTTATTGTAAAAATAACTTACCTACCTTTGATACTTATGCTCCTCAATTAGAATGGTGTGAAGAAGTTAGAAGGAATATGAAAAATATAGATTTATTGGAGGTAAGGTGTTTTAAGTGTAATGAATGGTTTATACCAGGTTTAAAAATTATTAATAGTAGAATACAATCATTAAAAGGTAGCAAAAATGTAAGAGGTGAACATAATTTTTATTGTTCAGATAAATGCAAGCATTCTTGTTCTGTATATGGTAAGGCACCTGAAATACTTATGAAAGAAGATGCTATTCGTGCCGGTAGATTAGGTTGGTTGAAACTTGATAGAGAAGTTCAACCAGAACTCCGAAAGTTAGTACTTGAAAGGGACGGATATAAATGTGTTAAGTGTGGTTCTAAAAATAATCTTCATTGCCACCATATCTATCCAGTAAGTACCAATCCATTAGAGTCTGCTGATATTGACAATTGCATAATTTTATGTTATACTTGCCATAAGTTAGTTCATCAAAAGGATGGATGCAGGTATGGACAATTAAAAATAGAGGTATGTTAATAATGAAAGAGAAACCATATAGTTGGAAAGCTGTTTGTACATGGGGTGAGGGACCTGATGTTTTATTATATCAAGAAAGGAATGGTGATTCCTTTGAATGGTATGACTTGACATCCAAAGAAGCAAAGGCTTTAGCTTATAAACTATTGAACGCAGCAAAGAGTGCAGAAGATATGGATGAATCAATAGAAGAATATTTTGATAGGGGGATGAGAACATAAGTGAATGATGAAAACGAATTTGGACTAAGTGATAATGCAATACGAATTTTTAATAATTTGTATTCATTTCAAAATGAGACAATGAAGGATACATTTAGAAGGGTAGCAAAAGAGTTCGCCACAAATAAAGAGGAAGAAGAAATAGCCTATGGTTTATTAGCCAACAATGTATGGCGACCGAATACCCCAGTTTTCTTAAATGCAGGAACAAAACATAAAGTATTCAGCGCGTGTTATGTTGTATCATTGGAAGATAGTATGGAGAGTATCTATAATACTGTAAATGTGTCGCGAAAGGTATTTCAATTTGGGTCAGGAATAGGTATTCCCATAGGTAACCTTAGAGAAAGAAATGCTTATATATATGAAGGTGAAAAAGAAAAACCACCTGAAGGTAAAAGTTCGGGACCTATAACATTTATGCGTCTTTACGATGCTGTAGGTGAAACAACTAAGTCTGGTGGTAGAGTAAGAAGAGCCGCTATACTTTGTAATATGCCTGTATGGCATCCTGATATAATGGAGTTTATAAACTGTAAAGAAGAGGATGGTAGGTTGTCCAATATGAATATATCAGTTGCAATTACTGATAAATTTATGGAAGCATTAGATGACAGTATATCATTTCCATTACATTCACCGTCTAATGGTATTAAAGTAAGTGAAATAAATGCAGAAGAATTGTGGGATAGACTTGCTTATATGAGCTGGAAATCCGCTGACCCAGGAATGATGTTCATAGATATTATAAATAAATTCAATACTTTGAAAAGTAAGTTCCTTATTGAATGTACTAATCCCTGCGGTGAGGAGCCTTTAATCCCTTTCGGATGTTGTAACCTATCAGCTATTGATGTAAATAAGTTTACAGTATCTAATAAAATGCATTGGACGGATCTATATAATGTATCAAGGGATATAACAGTACTAATGGATAATTCTATTGATGTAATGGATTATCCTGATGAAAGATTTGAAGATGTATCTAAAAAGTATAGACAAATAGGTATAGGTATAATGGGTTTAGCCGATGCTATGTTCACTCTTGATATTAAGTATGATAGTCTTAAAGGTAAAGAATTTGCATCCAAAATTATGAAAACAATAACAAGTGCTTCTATTGATAAAAGTGCTGAACTGGCAGATGAAAAAGAACCATTTCACAATTATAATGATTTTAAAGAAGATGTAGAAGAAATACTATCAACCTTTTGTGATGACGATGAATTAATAATGAGAAAAGTTAAAAAGTTTGGTGTTAGAAATTCTCAACACACTACATGCGCACCTACTGGAACAACTGCAATTTCCTGTGATGCTTCATATGGCATAGAACCTTGTTTTGGTTTAGTATTTCAAAAAAATCTCATTGACGGTTCCACTATGATGTTTGTTAACAAGGTATTTGAGGAGAGATTTCAAAATGAACCATGGTACACTGATGATTTGCTTGAAAAAATATTCAATAATGGTGGTTCTCTAAAAGGTATTAGAGGTATACCTAAAGAAGTAAGAGAAGTGTTTGTAACGGCACATGATATAAAACCAAAGGATAGGATAGATGTTCAATCAGCATTACAAAAGTATTGTAGTACAGCAATAAGTAGTACTATAAATCTCCCTGAATCAACTACTAAGGAGGACATTTCAGAATTATATAAATATGCTTACGAGAAGGGATTAAAGGGTATTACCGTATATAGGGATGGAAGTAAGAAGAATCAACCAGTTACATTCTCCCCCACAACGAATGAGCATGAAGAATTTGTTAGACCGGCTAAGCTATCTGCTGATGTATTTAAGATTGATACAGGCAATGGAACACTATACACCACAGTAAGCTCTTCAAATGGAAAACCTGTGGAGCTTTTCCTTCAAATTGGTAAGTCAGGACAAGTAATGAATACTTTATCTGAGGCTGTGGGAAGGGTAGTATCTATAGCATTACAAGGTGGGGTATCTGTAAAAAATATAGTCAAAACACTTATAGGCATAAATAGTGATAAGCCCGTATGGTCGAGATTAGATGAAACTGACCTCAAACCTACTCAAATACTAAGCATACCAGACGGATTAGCACAGTTGTTAGACAGGTATTATAGTGATAACAAGTACAATGGTTTTTCATCGGATACTGAAAAATGTCCAGAGTGTGGAATGCCTATAATGATGATAGAAGGATGTGCTTCCTGTAATTGTGGTTATAGCAGGTGTGGATAGAAAGGAGGTAAAATATGATACTACATATACCCCATTCATCAAGAGAGCTTGGTGGTCATATAGAGCTTGATAACGAGCAAGATAATCTTGATAATCTTACTGACACTTATGTAAATGAATTGTTCAATTATTGGGGATGTGATATTATCAGTTTCCCTCTCAGTAGGTTCGTTTGTGATGTAGAAAGATTAGAACATAATGATCCAATGGAAGCAAAGGATCAGGGTATAATTTATAGAAAGGATACCTTTGGTAATGATATCAAGCGAATAACACCCGATGAAGATATAATGGAAATGTATCGTGACTATCATACAAAATTTAACGTAACCACTAATAGACAGTTATGTTACTATGAATATGTTATAATAATTGATTGTCATACATTTGCTCCCAATGATCCATCCGACCCTCATGTATGTATAGGAATGAATGAGACACATACCCCAGATATATTAATAGAAATGGCTGAGAAACATTTCCAAAAGAATGGATTGACCATTGATATCAACTATCCATATGAAGGTACTATAATTCCATCTATACATCATGAAAACAATAATGTGAAATCCATGATGATTGAGATAAATAGAAATATATACACTAAGGATCTCGAAAATATCATTGATACATTATTGGAGGAAATAAGAGATTATGAATGGAGTATTGCGTAGAATTAATGAGATATTAGAAGCTTTTAAGGATATTGGAAAATTATCATCCAAGCAATTGATGAGGGGGTCAACGGTTGAATCCAGAGGATGAGGACAATTTCAAACAGGTAACTGGCAGAGTATTTCATCAAGCTGTATCAAAAATAAGGGGTAATGATATATCAAGAGGGGATAATGCAAAAGGTCTTGATACATTGACAATATACAGTGTATCTGAATATAAGAAGATGCAGTGTTATCTTGGTAAGAACAATTCATCAGGATACTGTATAGCACATAGTAATGAACTTGTATCATTATTTTCATCACAAAAGTCTTCTGCGAATGCCTTAATGAGATCAGCAGTATCAAATGGTGCTAAAAGACTTGATTGCTTTGCTATTATAGGAAAGGTAATAATATAAGTGGTGATTTACATGATTTATACACAAAGTTTTCCTTCAAAATCGATAAATCTAAAAATGAAGGAAAACCAGATGAGCCATATTCCGTTATAAATGGAGTGTCTAATTATGTTGATGATAGAGGTGTTGTTCATCCAGAAGATGAAAAGGTTGTAATATATATGAAGAGGTTGTAATATAATGTATGTAATGGTTGATGAATGCGGTAAAGATAAAATTGTAAGAATTGTAAATATAAATGAAAATACTCTAACAGATACCCAAGGATATAAATACAATAAAGAGAAAATAAAATATGTATGGAAGAATAAAACACCTGTGAAAAACACTGGATACATAAGAAAACATTTATTGGAGGAGAAAAACAATGGGAATTAGAACATTTATAAAGGAAGAAGAGCAAAGAGAGTATAATATTCAAGCACTTACAGAACAAAAGACCGGTGCTGAGATTGCTAAGGAATTGGGTATTAGCAGACAAGCGGTATCCCAAACATTGAAAAGGGCATTGAAGAAGGTGTATAAAGAAACAAGAAAGTTAGATAAGGAATGGGATGCTTTTGAAACAGCAGTCGTTATGTCACAAATATTCAAAGTAGATGATGACGATATGAGTAAATTTATCCGATTATTTCCTAAAGATATACGAAAAGAAATAGAGAATGATGGAAAGAAACGTATGGTACACCTAAAGAACAAGTAAATGGAAGATGGAAAAGAACAAAACACAACACCTCTTTGTATAAACTGTTTCCATTGTAAAATAAAGAATGGTAAGATATTCTGTAAGTATAAGAAATTCAAGGACTTAACGTATGAAGAGGCAGCCTTATTAACCCCTTTTGATTATGAATGCTGGAAAGGGATTTTTTTCGAGGAATAGGAGGACAGGGTTTGATCACCTTGGCTTAGTGCTTACTCACTAAGCCTTACTCCACAACAATTTAACTTAGTAAGGAGTTTAATTATGAAAATATGCTGGGATAATTTAGAAGGGTTAAAATATAATAAAAAGACCGGTAAATGGCATGATAAGAGATATGTATATTATATTTACAAAGAGAAATGTGAAATTTGTGGGGAACCATTTTTAGCACAAGTAAGTAATAAAGTAGGTTATTATTGTTCTAAAATTTGTGCTGGTAAAGGATATAATACAAAAGAAAGAAAATTAAAAAAATCAAAGAACCAAAAAGGTGAAAAAAATAGTAATTGGAAAGGTGAATTATGGAAAAAACATATACCTCTTTATGATACTTATGCCTCTCAGATAGAATGGTGTGAAGAGGTAAGAAGAAGTCCAAAAGATAAGAATATATTAGAAGTAAGGTGTTTTAAATGTAATAAATGGTTTATACCAAAAGATTATAATGCCAATAATAGGTCTCAATATCTCAAAGGTAATTATAATTATGAATCTCGTTTTTATTGTTCTGATGAATGTAGATATTCCTGTTCTATATATGGTAAATCACCTGAACAATTAATGAGAGAAGATGCAATAAGAGCAGGAAGATTAGAATGGTTGAAATTGGATAGAGAAGTTCAACCAGAATTAAAAAAATTAGTATTGAAAAGGGATGGATATCAATGTGTTAAGTGTGGTTCTACCGGTACTCTCCATTGCCACCATATCTATCCAGTAAGTACCAATCCATTAGAGTCTGCTGATATTGACAATTGCATTACTTTATGTTATACTTGCCATAAGAAAGTGCATCAAAAAGATGGATGCAGGTATGAACAATTAAGAATAGAGGTTTGTTAATGATAGCTTTAGATGTTATGATTGAATTTTGTTATCAATATATGGAAGGTGTGAAACTCTCTAAAAATGGTACCCATGTGTTATCGAGATGCCCACTTTGCGGAGATTCAAAGAAATCTAAATCAAAGAAACGATTTAATATGGATTTTAATGGGGGGCAAATTTTATGGCATTGTTTTAACTGTAATGAATCTGGTTCATTTCTTACTCTTTATTCCACTCTTAAAGGAATATCCATAGCCCAATCCCTTAAAGATCTCCAATCATACGACCCAGACTATCTAATCCAAAAACTTTCCAATCGCAAGAAAGAAAAAATAATTAAGGAAATAGAATATGAATATGAATATCACGATTATATACTGAATGACTGTATATCTGTTGATGAAAGAGTTGATGGTTATATGAAACTAATCTATCAGAAAGCTCTAAGAAAATTCATAAGAGATAGGAAAATATCCCATCTTAATGTACATGTTGCTTACAAAGGTGATTATCAAGGGAGATTTATAATACCCATATACGATAAAGATAATCATATTGTTTACTTCCAAGCAAGAGCAATGATTGATAGTATTCTACCCAAATATAAGAACCCCACATTGGCTAAAGGCAGTATTATATATAACAAGCATGAATTTGATAGTTCCAAATATATAATTATATGTGAAGGTCTGATTGATGCTGCTACTATTGGAAGTCAAGGAACATCCTGCTTGGGTAGTGAAATATCCAAAGACTTTCTGAATGAAATATCACAATTAACAAATAAGGGTTTGATAGTATGCCTTGATAACGATGAAGCTGGTCTAAAATCCATACTTAAACTTATAGATTCTAACAATACCCCTCCTAATACCAAATTCTTTTTGTTTTCTAATGATAAATATAAGGATATAAATGAATTTTATGTTGGTTCTGGTATAAATAATATATATAAGTTTGTTATAGACAATTCATACTCAAGCACTAAAGCTTATACCAAAATTAAGATTTCCCCATGGAGACTGAAATTATTAGGAGGAAAATGTAAATGAGAATTACCAGTATAGGAACAGATTTTATTACAATCACGGAGGATAATCTATACGATGAGGATTTGAGAGGTATATCAAGGGTTCATTTGATCAAATTAGCATTCTTTAATCCAACAGAGGAAAAGGTAAAGAAAGTTTTGTCCTTTTACCCTAAAACGAATAGGTTCATTATAGGAGATAACATAAGAATCTATAATTATATTCTGAAGTACACGTCTAAAAAGTATTATATACAGAACCAGAAAGGTGTTGGTATTATATCCTTTTTCAGAAAGAATAACAAGGTACTATTAGATTTTTCAAATTTAAGTACTTACGAACTGCACTTTATATTGAATTATTGTTTTGAAGATGTGTTGAAGAATTTGGAGGTTATATCCATAAATGACGATATCTTCTGTGACAAAGAAGAAATACTGAACCTTTGGAATGGTAATGTTATCATATGTGAAGAGGGATATGTTATATAATGACATTGATTTTAGGGCCTTATGTTGGATCTTTTAAACAAGAAATACTTACCTTTAGACCATACATAACATGGATACATAAAGTTCTACAGCCAGATAAAACATACATTAGCACACATTTTAATCGCTCCTTTTTATATAAGACCTTTGATAACGAACAACTACCTGTATATAAACAATTATCTAGAGATGAATTAGGACAGGAAGGTTATATACATAGGTTATTATCTTTAAAAAATTATAATATTCTCGTTAAAGATCTAAAGATATCCATATCAGAAAGAGAGGGTTGTTCTAAAAAAAATATAGATGTGATGGGTATAAATTACACAAAGTCGGTAATACAATACCCCATATATAATAAAACATTTGAACATATAGATTTAAAAAACATAAATACTCCTGAAGAACTAAAAAATTTACGCATTTTCATACCTTATGGTGACGAAGATGAAATGAGCATTTTTTACAATTCTATAAAAGATAAGGGGTTCGTTGTTATAGGTGATATGAATACACCCTTAGTAAATGAGAATGAAATATTTAAATATATAGATTATTTTGAAAATGGTTGGAAATATATAATAGGTGCCATATCATATGCTAAAGTAGTGGTGTGTCCTTTAAGTTATTGGACAACTATATGCAATCTACAGAAGGTGCCCGTATTCTCTTGGGGTAATAATCCTGGTCAGTATAGAGAAGGTGGCATGTACCATTTTAATAACAAGGAAGCGATGATACTTCCTAACATTGGCAATATTACTGGTTATTTAAACAATTTTATAAATGGTGGTTTAGAAAGGTAACAATTATGAAACTAAGAGAATATTTAATGGAAAAGATAACGGAAGATCCTAAGTATACACGGAAGCAGAAAGAAAATTTATCGCATGTTATATTGAATATACTTATGGACCCATATGCAGCTAAAATATTAGGTAAAATTGAAAAATCAGCTGACAAAGATAACATAACAATAACTAAGAAGGAAGCAAAAGCCATACTTACCAATTTAAAGAAAATTAGACAAATAGTTATTGATTTACCTATAGAAGATGAGGAATAATGAAATTTAAACAACATATAGATGAATTATATGATCTATATGTTGAAGAATTGTGTAATGAATTTGATGAATCATTAGAATCTATAAATGCAATGTCTGATGGAAAGAATAAATGGGTATGGCAATTTGATGGTCTGAAATACAGAGCAAAGGTAGCAAAGATAAGTGGTATATATCATTTCACATTTGGTGCTGATATGGATGGTACTATTGTTACCGGTGACACACATACAGGACATCCATTAAAAGCCTTTGCAGGAGCACTAAGTGCATTAAAACAATTTATCAGTAAAGTGAAGCCAAAAGAATGGCAATACTGTGGTTTCATTAAAAGAGAGAAATTATATGATAAATTTTCAGATAGGATTGAAAAGGAATTACATTACAGACTTACCGATAAATATATTGAAAACACCTTCATGATATATTACACATTTGAGAGGTTATGAGAAATGAAAGCCGAAAACGGAATACTAAAAAAGATAATGGTGGCTATAGTCATTGCATTATTTATGTCTATACTTGGTTGGGGTACATGGGTTACACATAGTTCTTATAGTGTTACAAGTTTAGCTGCTGATGTTATTGAAAACAAACAAGATATACAGGAAGAAAGAGATGATAGAAACCAGCAAGTTCAAAAAGAAATAGGGAAAGTTCAAACAGATGTGGAGAAAATAAAATTGAAACAAGATGTAATGAATGATATCCTTATAAGAATTGATGAGAGGATGAAAAGAAATGAGAATAAGTAAAATATTATTGGTTGGGTTGTTAATAGTAATGTTTGGTTGTATCAAAACATCGACTGATTATGTATTTCAAAAAGATGGTAATATTATTGAGGTACCATCTGGAAAAAATGAAAAGGAAAAACAAAAAATAAGAGAAAAGCAGATATACATAGCCCCAAAAGATAGTTTTAAGTCTTCTTTTGGGGAGTATTCATATCAGGGGTATATTGATCCACAAACAATAACAAGAAACTGGATAGTGTTAGATAAGTATATTATTCTGGTTGGACCTTCTGCATTTGAATTGTATTATAAAAATCCTAAAAGTCCTTGTAAGATTCCCGTTGCTGTATTTTTGGTTTACAAAGGAATGCCAATGGGGTTTTCTTACTTATATGGTGGTGATGTATACTTATATTTATTTGATGAGGGTACAAAATGCTATAAGGGTAAGAAATTGGAAGGTAAAGCTAAGGATAGTTTTAAGAAGAAATTTAACAAGGTTTTAGAAATTAGAGATATATAAACTGTAAGGAGAAGAAAGAAATGCCTATTTTCGAGTATTTATGTAATGATTGTGGTTGTTATGAAGAAAAGTTAGAGTTTGGAAAAGAAATGGATGAGAAGCATACCTGTCCAAAATGTAAGAAAGCAATGGATAGATTGATATCAAAGTCACGTTTTGAATTGAAGTATAATAATCGCACAGATATGTGCGACTGGAAGGGTAATAGCAGTCACTATTGGGATGCTTATAAACAAGCAAGAGCTAATGGTCAAAATGTCAAACCAACTGGATCGGATTGAAATGATTATCTATAAAACTATAAATGAGATTAATGGTAAATGTTATATAGGTCAAACTATCAAACCTTTATCTGAAAGAAAAAAATCACATTTACAACGAGCAAATGCAGGTACAGATTTTTATTTTTATAGAGCTATTCGTAAATATGGTTTTGATAATTTTAAATGGGAAATTATAGAGGAATGTTCATCTAAAGAAGAAATGGATGAGATGGAATACCATTATATCAAACAGTATAATTCTTTCAAACCTAATGGATATAATTTAACTTGGGGTGGAGAAGGAAATCATGGATTTAAACATTCCGAAGAATCTAAAAGAAAAATAGGATTGAAATCTAAAGGTAAAAATAATGGTATGTATGGTAGAAAAAGAAGTCAAAGAGTAAAAGATATAGTAAGTAAAGCTAATAAAGGGAGAAAGCTTACAGAAAATCAATTAAAGAAATGGTCTGAAGTGAAAATTGGTACAAAACTTTCAGAAGAAACTAAACAAAAATTGAGAGAACAAAGAATTGGTAAGAAGAATCCTTTTTATGGTAAAAAACATACTAAAGAAACTTTAAATAAAATTTCTGAAAAACTTACAGGAGAAAATCATCCTAATTCTAAATTAAATAATGAAAAAGTGAGAAAAATTAAAGAGTTAGTAAAAAATAATGAAACCACCAAAAATATATCAATTATATTTAATGTATCAACTTCAACTATTAGAAGGATAAAAAATGGT